TGTTCGCACAATTTACAAACGCATTGACGATCTGGCATTAATTCGCCGCAACCATCGCACTCTTTTAACATTTCTTCTGCAGCTTCTTTTTTTGGCTTATAGTCATCAGACCCCCAAAATAATTTTTCCCAGTCAAATTCGTCCGACCATTTGCCCAGTCGTGAAATATTATTTCCCCCATCAATTACGGTAAATCTATCTTTAAATATTTTGTCAGTTGTTCGGCTTCCTCTGCCTACTATTTGTATCCATAAAGATAAGGATGATACACGTCTACTTACAATTATACATTCAACATCGGTCACGTCAAAACCTTTTGTAAAAACTCCAACGTTAAAAAGGATGGCACCAGGAGTATTTCTAAATAATTCCACTACTTCGCTTCTGTCAAAATCGGTGTCATTTACGCTATCATACATAAAGCAATTTTGCACGCCCGCTTCTACAAAAATATCGTAAATGTATTTGTTTAAAGTTGTGTTTTGCGTGAAAATCATAGTTTTTTTGCCCTTGCAATAGTGCTGGTAATTTGCCAAAACGTCCATCTGGTAAGCTGCATCAAAAACTTCATTTGGATTTGATACTTCTCCAAACTTGTCAAATTTAAAAGAATCCTCATCAATTGGTATAATGTAATTTTCGTCTGGCACTAAAAAACCTTCTTTAATTAGTTGCTGAATTGGAATACCTACGATAATATCGTCGAAAATTTCAGAAAGTGCAAAGTCTTTTGTAAACTCTATTGCATCTGGAAAAGGATTTAAAAACATCTCTTTGACTTTTGCACTATAATAGTAGGTATCTTTACGATTACTTACAGGTGTAGCAGTAAAACCTAATAATTTACACTTAATTAGTGGTAAAAGTACCTCATATTGAATAGTATGGCATTCGTCAATTATAACTAAATTAAAATCTGAAATTAAATCGGGTTGCTTTTTTATTCGGCTTTTTAAAGTCTGCACCATTGAAACCACAATTTTGTTTTCAGGAAAAACTTTGTCTTTTGCTTCAAAAGTTGATCCATCGCTAAAGTGTTTAGCTGTTTGCCCTACTAGTTCACGGCTGTCAACTAGAATTAATACACGCCCTTCGTATTGCTTTGCTAGGGTTGTGAAAATAATGGTCTTGCCGAATCCGGTAGCTGCCTGAACTAAAATTTTTCTGTTTTGGTTTGCTGCAATTTTATCTAGAATTGTTTGCTGGTATTGGTAAGGTTTATAATCACCCATTTTGACCCTCGCTTTCTTTTTTATTGTTTAAAGAAGATTTTAAAACTAAATCATAACCTTCTGGCATTTGAATTAATTTACTAGTTTCAGATAATTTTGCCAAAAAAAACTGTAGCATATTACTTTGTTCTGGAGTTAATCCAATTTGTAAAATTCTACCTTCTTTTGTTTGCTGGATTAATGCAATTGTTCCAACTTCTACTGTTTCAAATGTTGCCATAATGTTAATGATTAAATATTAATTCTTTTATTCTTAATAAATCTTCCTCTGATAAATTATACTTTAATAATGTTTTTTTTGATTTTTTAAATATTTCGTTTTTTACTTTGTCAGAAGTTATTCCGATAAGATTATTTTTAACAAAAAAATTATTATTAATTATTTGATTGCATTTGTTTATAAATGAATTTCCATCTAATGCATTTTTCATAGTATTACACCATTTGCAACAAGCTACTAAATTTTCCCTTTTGTTCAATCCTTTGTTGGCTCGTGGATGAAAATGGTCGAGTTGCCAATTTCTATAATCAATTTTATCATTACAATAAAAGCATTTAAAATTATTTACATTTAACGAATGAAGTATGTCAAATCTATCAATTTTGTCCTCAAATCTTTTATTAGCATCTTTTGCTTTTTGCTCGCATTTAAACATTCTAATTAATGAATAATCATTCATTTTGATAAGTTTTTAAATAAAAAAAAGACCCAGTAAATGTGAGTCGGCACATCTAAAGAGTCTTAATAATTTCTTATAGTAGTTAACTTCCGACTTTTAACTACTGCAAATATAAGAAATACTTTTTACTTTTCGTGTATGTTTCCGATTATTTTTCCAATATCGTTTTCAAAAGATGCATCGTATAAATCGTAAAAAGGAAACTTCATATTTTCATTGCCTTTTCCTGATAAATTTTCACCCCATCGCTTGTAAGTTTACCAGTAAATTGACCTACTGATTCTGGGATGACTTCGTAAGTATTTATTCCAGCAATAATAAAAGCTTGAATCTCGTCATCATAATAATGCCCATACACCTATACTTTACCGTCAACTCTTAATCCTCTAAATTTTATCGTTTGCATCTTTCGTAAATTTTAATAATGTTAAATAATTTTCTTCGCTAAACACTTCATTTCGTGTTTTGCATTTTCGTTTTCTGAAAGCTGTGTAAGGCATTCCTATCACTTCTGCGGCTCTTTTACCTGACATTCCTAATGTAGCGGTCAGATTATTTATTTTCTCGTTTGGGGTCATTTAATGAGGGTTTTAAGATTTCTATTCTATCATTTACATATTGTGAAAATGTTTTTTGAGTTTTTTCTGTGTTTGAAATAAAATCTAAATAATCATCTTCAACTGTTAAGCACCAACATTTAAAACAAATATTAAAAACATAAGCGGCTTCAGTTATTAAATACAAAACTTTTAAATCTATAATATTTATTGTTAAATCTACATTTTCCATAATTTTTAGTTTTTAAGGGGTTTTTACGCGACGATTGTTTTTAGTTTACCGCGTTTAAAACTTCCGTTTGAGTTTTGTAGGTTTGGGTTTTCTCGTTGTAATTTTTACTGTTTGCAAAATATCCTACTCTAATGCCGTTGTTATAACTTGCTACTAATTTGTAGCCTTTTCTGTTTAATTTCTCTTGGATTGTCATAATTTATAAGTTTTTCAGTTTGCCGTGTAAATCACTTCCTTAACTCTGGTACAAAAATAAGGCACAAAAGTGTTCCAAAATGTTAATGAGTTGTTAAAGTTTTAAAACAAAAAAAAACCACCTGATCAATGGTGGTTTTAAAATGCATCTTTCTATATGAAAGCACCCAGTACCAAGGCGTAATACATTTGTCAGGCAAATATAAATAAAAAAAAGCCTCTAAACTAATAGAGGCTTCCTAACTTTAAAAACAAAAAAATTAAACTATGAAAAAACAAAGATACTAAAATAAAACCGTTTGCGCTTGGTGTTGTGCTAATCTTTTTAAACTTGCATCAAAATAATCTTTGTCAAGTTCACAAGCGGTTAAATCAAATTTTAAATTGTGGCATGCTATCGCAATGCTGCCGCTGCCTAAATTAGTGTCAAGTATTTTATCACCTTCCTTTGCGTAGTTTTGTAAAAGCCATTCGTAAAGTTTTACGGGTTTTTGTGTTGGGTGTATATTAGCAAACTGCTTATCAATATCAGTCGATTTAGGGGCAAATCCACTTTCATTGCCCCTTGCGTATCTAAATATCTTTAATTTAGAATCAAAACTACTCCAATCAAGCTCTCCGTGTGCAAAACTAAAATTATATTGCATCTTGTCCCAAACAATCCATCCCATTTTACTAGGTAAAAATTCCGTCATGTAATTTCCGCCCCAAATAATTTGATTTTTTGAAATTTTAAATAACTCGTCGAAATATTGTTTATTAGGAATTGATTTATCCCAATCTTTATTTTTGTGTTCTTTGTATCCATTTGCAGCGCAAGACTGACCTCTTTTAAATAATTCTTGAGAAATATCTATCCCATATGGCGGATCGACTATTGCTAAATCAAAATAATTATTAGGATACCTTGCCATTAACTGCATGTTATCCTCGTTTGTAATTTTTATCATAATGTTACATTGTTTCATCAAAATCTTTTCTAACTATGGTTTCAATCTTTTTAACCATGTCATTAAAATAGGTGGTTTTTTGAACGGTCGAAGTATCTGAAATACTATCTATAAACTCTTCACAAAACTTTATTTGCTCCAGCATCTGCTTGGAGGTTGGTTTTAACTGGTCGTAAATTTCTAATTCAATCATTTTAATGCAAACCAATTGATGCATTAGTTGGTGTTTTTTCTTTGGATTCATAATTCCTTTAATTTTAAAAATTCATCAAAAGTTACGGTTACCTTTGTTTTTGAAAAAACACGAACATAAAATTCGTTGTCGCTTTCAAACTTTGTAAAGTAACATTCCAAATCACTTTTAACCAATGATCTTGGATTCTTCCAAATTGGCAATCCTTCTGCTAATTCTTGAATTTCTTGAATTGTAAGGTCTTTTACGTTTACCTGTGTGTTGTTTATTGTATTCATAATTTTGTTTAATTTTGAGTTTATAACAATGAATTCGTCTATTATTTTAAATTTTATGTTTTTTAAATGATTTTTTTTACTAATTAATTCTTTGTACTCTTTGAAACTATTGTACCCTTGAATCTGATTTTTTGTCTGTTTCATATTCTTTAAGGTACAAATCAATTAATACTATTGTGCTTTTTAAATCCGCTTCAAACTGCCCCTTTTTGCGGCATCGCATAATCCTTTTTATAAGGTCAAATTCATAACTATTTAGCTTTTGTTCCTCGCAAAATTTGTAAAGTGATCCTTTGCTATTGTCGTAGTGTGCGGGGGTATTTGTTATGATCTTGAAGTCTTTTATGTTTGTACTAACATCTTGATTATAAT